AAATAATAGGCAACAGGCTTCTGTACAAAATGCACAAAACTTTTTACAGATGGACATGGCTAATTTAACTAATCAACAACAAACGGAAGTTTTTAAAGCACAACAAAGAATACAATCTTTGTTTACAGACCAAGCTGCAGAAAATGCATCAAAACAGTTTAACGCAACATCACAAAATCAGACAGACCAATTTTTTGCTAACTTAGCTACACAAGTAGCACAGTATAATGCTACCCAAGCTAATGCTCAAGGTCAGTTTAATGCAGGTCAGGTTAATACAGTAGAAAGATTTAACGCTGAATTAAACAATCAACGTGACCAATTTAATGCACAAAATCAATTAGTGATAGCACAGAATAATGCACAGTGGAGAAGACAGATAGCAACAGCAGATACTGTAGCTGTTAATCGAGCAAATGAATTAAACGCAAACGCATTGTTAGATATATCAAAAACTTCATATGATAACTTATGGCAATATTATGCTGATAGTATGGAGTGGGCATGGACTTCTGCTGAAAATGAATTAGATAGAATAACTAAACTTGCCGAAGCACAGCTAGATGCTGATACACAAGCTGCCGTTGCTTCTGCAGCATCTACGTCAGCAGCAGGTAGTGCAATTGGAAATCTAATAGGAACACTAGGAAGTGCCTATCTAAGATTTGGAACAGGTAATATACCAACATGATTACAAACTACACAAAACTAGCATATAGAAATATGCAAAATGTAAAATTAAATGAGCCTAAACCTGTTAAAAAAGGTAATGGTTTACTAGCACCTATGACAAATTCAATTAACAAAAATAAAAATACATTTTCAAATGAACCTGCTTATAGAGTCGCTAAATACTTTAATAGCATAAGAAATATAAGAATGGAATTAAAAAATAATGGAAATAAAGACACCTAATTTTGATGCTCCTATTGCAGGAATGGGTTTAACCCATGAACTTAGAGCAAGACCTTGGCAGAATCCACCTCAATTTACAACCGTTGATGAGGTTGTAGAACATTATACATCTAAAATGATGTCAGATGAATTTTCAGAACAGCTTGTTGATATTATGGATATGGGTATACCTTTAACAACAATTGCAAATACAATACAAATAGCAGGTGTTATGGAAGGTAAACATACGGTGGATACAGGACTGTTAAGTTTACCTGTATTAATAGAAAATATGCAATTAATAGGTGATACTGCAGGTGTTGAGTATACAACAGGATTAGAGGACAGCTCTAGTAAAGACCGTGATACTTTAGCAAAAAGAAGTGTAGAAAAAATGCTAAAAGAAAAAGATGTTAATGTAGATTCTATGGACACTATTAAAGAACCTGACGTAGAAGAACCTGTTGAAGAAGAAGAAGAGCCAAAAGGATTAATGTCTAGGAGAGTAGTATGAGCGTATTAAAAAGCATATTTAGTAAGCCCTTTTTAGAAGGTCTTGCAGGTGGTGTTGCTACAAGTGCATCTAAGGGTATTCAGGATGCTATGGATGACTATGATGACAGAATACAAAGAATAGCTAGAAGTAGGGTAAATAAAGCTGAAGAGGAAACTAAAAGATTTAATAAAGAATTTAAAGAAAATCAAGATGAAATTAAACTTTTAGAAGCACAATTAAATCAAAATGGAAGCACTAGAGGCATAGAGGTATTACATAGTATAATTGCTAAAAATGGATATGGTTATGCAAAGACTGTTGTTCCTGAAATTGCCTCAAAGTTAGTTACAAGTGGTATGAAAATAGAACAGCTATATACATTACCTGAAATAGCACCTAATGGAAAAAGAAAAGTTCCAACACAACAACAACTTGCAAATAATATAACAATACCTATGGATTTTGGTATGAAAGATAGTGATATGGGAACAGCCTTAGAAGGCACAGGTATGAACATATTAAACATATTTATGAGGGGTAAAAACAACGCAACTGAACAAGCAAAAAAATATGTTCAGACAGAGTTGGCATTATCAGGATATAGTGAAGATAGTTTACAAACAGACTACGGAGAATTACCTGCACCTGCAGCACCTAACATTAATGTAGATAGATTTCAGTTGTTACTAGGTCAATCTTATGAAAAAGATTTAGGATTAATTAAAGGTAGACTAGAAAATCTTGACCCAAAAAGTGATGAATATAAAGACTTATCAGAAAGAGAATTAGAGCTAGAAATAATTATAAGAAATACAGCAGATAAAGAAATAATAAGTGGTAGTCCAAATGAAAGGTCTGTAAATAATCTATTAAAACATTACCTTATGAGTGGTTTAGGTGTAGACCAAAGTTTATTAAATGGTGAGTGGAATGCAGATGATACTAAATTAAACAACGCAAAACTTTCATCTAATTATGCAAATAAGTTAACAGGTTTTTTAAAGATGTCTAAGTTAGCTGAAAATAGAGGAAGCCTAAATGCACCTATGGTTGGTTACATAGATGAAAATCAAAAAACTAATGTAATGGATGATTTTAGTAGACAACAAATACCTTATGGCGATGCCTTAGATGCTATGCAATTTTTGTCATATGCAGCAAATAATCTTCTTGATGTTCAGATTATAACAAAAGAAATGATTAAAAATGATAAGAAACTAGATAGAAATGGAGACGGTTCTGCATATTTTGTGGTAAATGGAAATATAGATTATGACAAAAACGAGTTTCAAAAAAAGCCTCAAAATAATGTTACCCCTAAAAACACTGTAACTAATACAGGCAATACCTCTGCACAAAATAACACACAAAATAGTGTTGATATTTCGACACTTGTAACTAAATTTTTAAACAGTGGAAGTGCTACACAAGCAAGACAAATTAAAGTATTTTTAAAAGCTAATTTACAACAGACTGATGAAGCTACACTAAAACAAAAATTTAAAGATTTAACAGGTAAAGATTGGAATGACAAGGCTTACGGTTTAATTACAAAATGACATATAAATATTTAGATAAACAGGATTTAAACAAAGAAAATCTTATAAGTGATGAGCAGTTTCTAGAAGATGCTGCTCTTTTTTTAGAAGATAGAGGTGGCTATGAATTTTCATATAGTGACGAAGATGTTAATGAACAGATTTACGATGGGTTTATGGAACATTTTCGTAAACAAAATGTTAACGAAGTAACAGCTACTAGAGATTTATTTTACGCTCAAACAGCCGATGATGAAAGTCAAGAGCGTTTTGGTAGTTTAATGAATGCCTATGATAATATGGATAGTGACTTTGGTTGGACAGCAGCAGGTGATTATGTAGAAGGTGTTCTTAAAGCTCCTTCTACTTATGCAGGTTTATTTAGTTTTGGGGCAGCAAAAGCAGGTTCTTTGGCGGCACAACAGGGCATTAAATTAGGCATTAGACAAGTACTAAAAAGAAAAGCTAAAGGTAGAATACGTGCAGGATTAGAGGCATCTGTAGATGGTTTTAAAAAAGGTGGTTGGAAAACTGCAGGAGCTTCTGCTCTCATAGACGGAGCAGTTTCAGGATATACTGTACGACAACAGGGTGAGACAAGAGAACAATTAGGTATAGCAGATGATGCAAGTTTAGCTGATATAGCACTAGCTGCAACATTTAGTGCTGCAACAGCAGGTACTTTTGGAGCAATAACAGGAACACAAAAAACTATAACATCTAATATAGCAGAACAAATTAGATTGAGTGCTATAGCTAAAGAAACACATAAAATAGAAAAAGCACATAAAAATGTAACATCTAAAGTTGCTAAAGATGCATCAACAAAAGATACATATATATTAGTAAAAGAAAAATTGCTACCTTTAATAGAAACAGTTCCTGAAAAATTAGCAGAGGGTAAAAAATTAAAAACACCCGGTGGTGGTTTAGCATCAGATGTAAATTTTAAATCTGCTAAATTTGTTCCTACTATTGAGGATAAGTTTCACGAAAATATTGCTTCTGCTGCAACATTAATATTAAAAAATGTAAAACCTATTGTAAAAGAAACAGTAGATTCTACAGGAAAAAAAGTTGTACAAAAGGAACGTATAACATCAAGATTAGCAAGAGGATTAACAGAAGGTGATGTAACAGATGTTGGTATACTAAAAATATTAGATGACCACGGACTAACTGTGACGCAATTAACATCCTTAATTGTAGCAGAATACAGCGAAGCAGGTAGAAAATTAGGTAGATTAGGTGCATTAAAAAAAGCAGAAAAAGAAAAATTGTTAAAAGAGTTAGCAGAGATAGACCAAAAACTTGTTAACTTAGCAGATGTAAAAACACCTGCACAAAAAGCATTGGAAGAATCCGAGAAAGGTCTAGGTTCTAAATTAAGAAGAGTGTATACAAATTGGGGTCCTAGTGCTATAAACAAAGCTCGTATTGGACTAATGACAATTCAAACTGCTACAACAGCACGTAATACAACAAATGGATATATGAGAAACTATGTATATGCACTTGACAATGTAGGTGAAGGATTAGCAGACATAGTAAAAGCAGGTGGTCAATTTGTAGGTGGTGCTGCTACAGTAAATAAGGCTTTAATTAAAGAGGCTAAAAGGTCAGTTGTTGCAGGTATGGAAAAAATGAGAACAGGTGGTCAGTCTGCTTACATGAAAGACATGTGGTTTGGAACAAACTCTTGGGAAACAGAGGCACTTGCACTTTTATTTAGAGATGAAAAATTTGGTCAATCAGACCTTGCAAAAACATTATTTAGAGAGATGGGTGATGTAGGTGAAAATCTAGCCGTAGAAGGTGGCATAGTTGCCCTAGCTAGAAAAGCAAATACACTAAACTCTATGAGTGATAACTATTTTAAAAGAGCTATATTTTCTAGGGAAATCGACAAATGGATTAGAACAAATACTAATCAAGGTGGTCTTAGAAAAATGTTTGAAGACTATTATTTATCTGAGGGAGCAGAAGACTCTGTAGGAATATTTAATGTAATATTTGATATGGATGGTGGTAAAGAAGCAATTAGAGATGCAATGACAAAGGCATTAGAATTTACATATCAAGAGGGTAAGTTTCAAGGTAAGGCAGGAGCTTTTAACAAGTTAGCCGATGGTTTTATAACGGCAGCTACAGGATTTATACCTGCATCTGCTCTTGTTCCTTTTCCTAGATATCTTGTAAATCAATTAATATTTCAATATGAACATGCACCAATATTAGGTTTAATTAATATGGGTGGTATACTTAATAAAAGAGGTGGAGAAAAAGGTATACGTGGTGTCAACGTAGGTTTAGGAAACGAATTTAGGCTTAAACTTGACAGCGAAGCATTTGGAAAACAAATGAGTGGTCTTGGTGTATTAGCTGCTTTCTATGGAATAAGAAATCATTTTGGTGATGAAAATACAGGTCCTTATGAATTTAAGGTTGGTGGTGCAACATACGATTTAACGGCAGCGTTAGGTCCTTTTATGGGTGCTGCTTGGTTTGCAGATTGGTTATATAGACACACAGGACCTAAGGAACAGGGTGAACTATTTGGTGTAAAGCTACCACAAATACATAATAATGATAAAGTAGCTGTTGGTGTTGACGGAAAAGCAAGAGATGCAATAAATGCATTTTTAGGTGGTTCAGCAAAAGGTGGTTCAGGTTTATATGTTGTAGATAGTTTAGTTGATGGTCTTGTAAATTCAAGAGAAGCAGGTGGTCCTAGTGATATGACTTGGCAAGAAGTAACAGCTAGATTTGCAGGTGATTTTTTTAACAGTGCATTAGTTCCTTTTGGTATGGTAAAAGATATAGCAGGAACAGTGGGTGGACTTGAATATAGGGTAGTACAGGATACTACTTCTGTAGATTTTATGGAATATATGTTAAATAGAGCAATGAGGTCTTTTCCTGATAAATACGACCCTGAACAAGGAGATGTGCCTGTTTATAGACCATCAAGAGATAAACCCTTATATAATGTAAATCCATTTCTTAAAATGATTGTTGGTTTTAATGAGCAAGAAAAAAGAACTCTTGTTGAAAATGAACTTGAAAGACTTAGATTTGATTATAGGCAAATAGCACCTAGAAAAATAAAGGGCGACCCTGCTTTTACTAATCTAGCTAAAGGTGAAATGGGTCTTAACATGGACACTTACATTCTTCCTTACATAATGAGTAAGGATTATCAATCATTAAAAACGGATAGACAGAAAAAATATTTTTTAAATAAAAAAATAACAGACTATAGAACTTTGGCAAGAACAAAAGTTTTAGAACCTAGTATAAAAGATACAGCCTCTGAAAGACAGAGAAAACTAAAAGCTCTTTTTATAGGTTTACCTACTAATAAAAGAAGAATAGTAGAGGAAAGATACAGAAAAGAAAACGGAAATAGTCTTTATGAAACACTTGTTGATATTGATACAAACGGAGATTATATTGAGGGTATACGATTATATATTAATATGTTTGGCGATAAAGACTTTTATCCAGCTAAGAAAAACTAAAATAACCTTAACGCTTATCTCCACTTCCCCCTAGTACACCACGTTTCTTTCTTGATTGTAATTTCTCTAAGTTCTTTTCCATAATCTTACCTAAATCATACTCTAAATAATCAGCTAACACAGCACAATACCACAATACATCACCTATCTCACTAGGCAGGTCATGCTTCCAATCTTCTGTTGGTAATCTGTCACGGATTACCTTTTTAGTTTTGTTAGCCACCTCACCTGCTTCACCTACAAGCCCTAAAGTTAAATACTCTAGGGCTGTAGAAGGTGGGAATATAGCAGTTTCTTTTGCTTTTCTCTGATATTCAGATGCAGTTATATTACTTTTATTTTTCTCTTTCATAAATTTATTTACCTCTTCTTGTAAAAATGTTTCCATTGTATTTCCTTACCTAAGCTATTTGCATATCCAAAGTTATAGCCACGTTGCCATTCTCTGTGTTGCATTGTATTTTGAGGGTAAGGGTTTTCTGTGGCTATAATCTTATGACCTCTTACAGTCTTTATAAATTGTTTACCTTTGTAAGCATTCAGTCCTCTTTTGAACTGAATACTTAAAGGTGCATCATATTTACTAAGATTTCTTCTTCGATTTGTTTGCATCATTCTCATTCTCCTTTATTTGTTCAGGTGATTGTTGTGATTTTACAAAAAACTTTTGTAACATCTCTAGCTTGTCATGATAATCTGCTATCTTACCAAGCTCTTCTTCTATAGCAGCTTGAATATCTTGATGCTCTCCTATTCCTGTGGGATTACTTAGTAACACTTCCATATTTGACATATGCTTATTAATCATACCCATGTAATAAGTTCTAGCTGCTCCAATTAACATTTCTCTCATATATATTCTCCTTTAAAACGCTTTAATCACATCAGATGAAAACAACTTCTGTATATTTAACAGATACATCTTTGATGCATTGTGGTCTCCACCATTAACTACTTTTTTATAATCTAAATTATTGATTATTCTTTTAAGGCTTTTTGTATCAAAGACAAGAGTGCAGAACGTATCACTTCCAATACACAAATTATGAAACCAATAATCTGATTCCGTGCTATTGATGCCACTTGGTTTTCCATAAGACTCAAACTCAATTGCAATATTGCCTGTTCTTTTCCACATGTCTCTTTCACTTTTTACCTCTATCTTTTTATTTTGAAGCATGTCTGCTATTTTTTTCTCTCTAACTTTACCATATTCTAGGTCAATGTCAAATTTCTTTCTATCTTCAATACTCGGTTCTAAATTTTGCATAATATGCTCCTTTTTCTGTTATTGTTAAAAATTTTTCTTTATATAAAGCCCGTCAGAGGGGTAAAACACACCCTCCGAAGGGTAATATACCTGAATTATGAAGCCTCTATGTCTACAACCTCACAAACTCCAGCAGTGCAAGCTAGCTCTTTTGAGCCTGTTGTAGTGTCCTCTTTTTCAAAATCCATCAATCTAGACCAATCAATTGCCTGTGGCATCTCTTTTATTAGCTCTTCATACTTATCCTTACTAATTTCTTGATAAGGTGCTTGTGCATAAGTGTGGTCACTATGTGGCAAAAAGCTAATTCCTGATATATCATCAAAGTTTTCATACACCCAAGCTCCAACTTTCATCCACTCATCTTCTTTTACAGTTATTGTAACAGAAGGTTTATGTTCACACCAATGCCTTTGATAAGCTAACCAAATTCTTAATTGGTCTTCTGCATCAACATCATTTCTCGTGATAGCATTGTCAGGTGCTTTCATTGGAAAGCTAAACACTGTAGTGCTATCAGGTTTCATAACGTCAGGTTCATTTGGAATATTACTATAAATCATAAACTGTGTCAATGGGTCTTTGTTATCACCACGTACAGTACGAATGTAATACTTACTATGTCTAGCATGTATGCCACTTGCACTATCCACGAGTTGAGAAACCGTACCACTTGGTTTGACACAAGTAATGGCAGTTGATTGTGGTATACCCAAAGATTTAGCAAATTGTTTATTTGTTTCAATTGCAATCTCCTTTAGTTCTTTTAACATATCGCCTGTGCGACACTCATCCCACATATTCATTCCATCTTCATATACCCAAAAAGCATCGGTGTTAAACTCCTTGTTATCCATTATACCTGTTAATGACACACCTAACAATCTTTCTTCTTCTGTATTATCTTTCCATATCTTACGCAGATATTTAAAATCTGTCAAGGTTGACTGTAGTGTTCCTAGTATAGTTGCAATGCGTACTTTTTCTTTTAGAGTTTTCATAGTATCATTTTCTCTAACTACAACTTCAGATAGATTACAAAATTGATATGGTCTTAGTATAATCTCACTACATGGGTTACACCCAAATGCATGGTTAGTATCTCTTCTACCATTTTTTTCTGCTTGTTTAATAGCAGACTTACGATTAAATATACCACGTTCACCTGATTTACTTTCAACAAGAGATAGCCACTCTCTCATATATGTTTCCATACTTACTTTACCTTTGTAGGCTACACTATTGTTAGCTAAAGCTCTGTGTCCTTCATTCTCCCACCACTGACCTGACTTAGCATGTCTCATTTGGTCATCACCAAGATTAGATAAACTGATAAGTGCAGAACGTCTAACACCACCTACAACTACAACTTCACCTACCTTACACATTATATCGTGACACTCAATAGGATACAATCTTCTACCTGCTGCATTTCTAAAAATGTTTATGCAAAAGTTATATAAATCTACAAGTGGTTCAGGACCTGATGCTCTACCACCAAATGTTTTAAGTCTTGCACCTGCAGGTCTTACATCTGATACGTCAAGTTTAGGAACTTGTCCAACATATAACATAGCTATCAACTCACGCAATGCTTTTGCCCAACCTGAACGAGAATCACCTACTTTGATAACAGTTGTGCTTTCTTCAAAATGCTCATTGACAACAGGAAGTTTATCTACGTTTTCTCTTTCTACAGAAAAGCCTACACCTGTACCACACATAAGTATATACATACACTCATCAAAAGCACGAGGGCTATCAACAGGTAGATATGAGCAGTTGTACCCTGCAACATTGCATCTATCCAATGCCTTACCTGCAGTCATCATAGCTCTCATACTTGGCATAACATTTAAACTAACAATATGATTAAATATTTCTTTTTGTAATTCTAATGTTAAATCAAGATTATGATTTTTAGAAACATGTGTAACCATATATTGTACATATCTGTCAACAGTTTCTGACCAAGTTTCTCTTCTATTTTCCTCTTCTATCCATCTTGCATATCTTGATAATGCTATAAAGTTTTGGTAGTCTGTTGGTAAATAATTATTGTTCATTTTTTCTATCTCCTACTAGTATTTTTATGTTTTTTATTGTAAAACCATCTATCTCATGTACCAAGTCTGCTAGGTAATCTTTTAGTTCCTCATCAACCCTATCATCTAAGGGTCCTACATATGTTTCTTCATCAACTTTTAGAGTCATCATTACTTTTACTAGCATTTTTTAATACCTTCTTTAGTCTATTAATATAGAAAATAGCTTTATCAATATCCTCTATACCATTTTTATATCTATATCTCCAAATATATTTAATAATATTTCCTTGTAGATAATACTCAAAACCCTCATCCGTAGCAGCTTGAATAGCATCAAGACACTCTATACCACTTTGATTATAATGTGGTGGGTGGTTTACCATATCTTTCTTTGGTTTTATTTTTTTTGTTTCGTGTAGAGTTTCTCCCTTTTCAAACTCTATTAACTCTTTTACTGTTGCATTCATTTATTATCATTCTCCCCTTTAAAATTAACATTTATAACATTTTTATACGTATTGTCAACTGCTATCTTTACATCTTTGTTTTTGGCTGTATTCTTTTCGTCAGGGGTCTGTAAAAAACTATGTACTCTATTACGTAATTTAATATCTTCTTCCATTAAACTTAATGCTGCACAAGCCATTTGACATATATTTTCTAGTGCATAAAAGCTATCATCATCTATATTTGTTCTACGAACATTTATGGCTAAATTATATCTGCCTAGCCATTCTCCTGCATCATCAATGTCAGGTATAACTTCTATAAAAAATTGATTTCCTTTGTTGTCATATGTTTTCATGGTACTCTCCTCATTTTGTTGCCGTTAAATTTTATAAACTTAGGATACTTGTTTTCTCCTTTTTCTTTTAGCCAATCTTCTGGTATAATTCTATCGTGATACATAAACTCGTATTTAGAACACCACTCACCATAAGTTGATTTAGCTCCCTTTCTTAATTTTCTTTTACTACTTGTAAATATAAATCTAATATCTAAATTAGGATGTTGTTTCTTAACATACAAGTGTTTTCTTCTATCTGCAACTGTAAACATTCCTTTTGTTTCTATTATAATACCATTGTGCAAAACAAAGTCAGGGGTATAGGTGCGATATGCAAGGTCTTCCCATTCTATCTTTACTTTCTCATATAAGAAGTCAAAGTTATTTTCTGTTAGAAAGGTTGCTACTGTATCCTCTAAACCACTCCTATACCCATTTTTACGTGCTAATTGGGTAGCACTGTAGGCTGACATACTTAGAAGTTATACCAACGTATGTTTGAACCATAGTCATAACCAAGAGACTTCATTTCTTCACGCACTAATCTTTCAGCTTCTTTTTTCTGCTCTAGTGCATGTCGCAATCCTTCTGTTCTACGTTCACGATATTCTTTTTTAAGTTCATAGAGTTCTTTCTCTTTTTCCTTAATCATCTCTGCCATATCATCTGCTTTTAAATCTGTCATATTTTATCTCTCCATACTTTCTTTGCTTCCTTTTTTTGTTTATCACTCCAAGTCCATGAGTCAAAATTAGGATAAACTAATGAAGCTAACTCATGCCTATCATTACTGATAGACAAAAACTTCTGTATACTAAACGCTACTTTTTTAAGTTGCTTTTTGTATGCAGATAAATTATCTAGTGTAAACTTCTTATAGTCTTTTGGTGTAGCAAAAAACAAATCTACACTATTGTTTGGGTATGCCATAGAATACAAAGCCATCTGTCTTTTTTGGGCTTCTGTAGGTTTATACGGCATACGTGTTGATGTTTTTAAATCCACTATAGTATCTTTAAATCTAAAGTCAATATAACCCATAACAGGAACTGGCATATCATCAAACTGAACCTCTACTCTTTCTTGATAATCTTCTAGGTCTTTATATTTAAAGTTAGTATCTATAATTTCTCCAAAGTTTTTAAGTAGGTTTCTTTCTTTTTCTACCTTGACATCGCCCAAGTCAATCATAGACTCTGTGCATTTAGTCATAAACTCCATCTGTAACAAATCAAAATCAAACTTGCCTGTTTCATATTTTTTAGCTAGCACAGATTCTTGTACAATACCTCTGATTGCACCTGCTCCACTACTAGATTTAATACCAAAAAGATACCTAGCTACCCACATAGGTATGTCACTTATGTAGGTATTTATACTGCTAGGTGATAAGTATTTGATGCCATGCACCTCAAATGGGTTATTGCTTTTAATCATTAAGCGTCCACATCTACAAAATCATTTACAAGTTTTATATCTTTTTCAGAAACTTGACCTTGATTATTTGCTATTATATCATCCCAAGATGCTACAATTCTATCGTTGTGAACCTTAATCCAATCCATAAAGTCACCAAACATTTTATGGTCTTCCTCTGTTATATCTAACTTGTTAGTTAAATCTAACTGCATACTTGGAAGATAAAATTTGTTACCTGTATTTGTTGAAAACTCTTCTGTTTCTTCAAGGTTAATTATATGCTGTAGAGGAAGCCTTTCCATCTTACTAAACTTGTTAAAGATATCTCCCATAGCTTTATAGGCATCTCTGTTATCTATCTCCCAAAGAACAGGAACTTTTGTTAACGTATCTGTTTCTTTGCCATCAGACTCCTGCACAGGTGCTAGCATTTCAACGACACCAAAAACACATCTGTTTCTCTTAATAGATTTAATTAATTCCTGCATTTCCTTTGGTAAGGATTGAAAGTCCTTTACATAGCCAGCAGGTTTACCACAGTTAAATGTACCTGCACTATCTTTTAAATCTATATTTAGATTATCTGACATAATGGTTTTATGATACACACCCTTTTTATCGCCTTCTTTAGCTTTGTGGTTTTGTATATATCTTTTATACATATATCTTTGTGCAAACGGTCTAAACTTTGCCTTCTTTGCAAAATAATATGTAGAAGTTTCTCCTACAATTTCAAGCCTGTAACAACCACCTTCAATAATTTCAGTTGTTATTTCTTTGCCTTTTGAGTTTACATCTTTACCCATAGTTGGTTGATGCCAAACCCTTAACCTATTGAGAACATTAGTTTTTTTACTCTCTCCTGTATTTGCAGACAGACCCATAGCTTTTGCCATAGCTGCATAATTATCTGTATTTATTGTTACTAATTCATTATTCATATATTTTTCTCCTTTTAAAGTAAGACAGTTATATCACACTACATCTTTCGTGTCAAGCCAATTATCTCCAATCTTTGCTTCTAATAATAAAGGTAAGTTAAAATCTATATCAAACATATTGTTTATTAAAGAAGTCATTTGTTTGTTAGTCTCACGAATAATATCTAATACAATGTTCACCTCACTTGGGTGAACGTCTATAACTATAGAATCATGTACAGTATTTACCACACATGACATATGCTTGTCAAGTGCTTTGTATATATGCACTAAAATTAAAGGTACAACATCTGCTGTTGCAAAAGACTGAACAGGATAATTTTTAATTTGTGTAAAGTGACTTACACCACCTGCTCTTTTTCTCTGCACATCAGGAAAAGAAAACTGTCTACCTGATGGTGTTGTAATCATACCTGTTGTTAAAGCCTCCTCAGCCAATCTGGCATGCCAAAGTGCGATGCCTTCGTACTTTTCTGTGAACTGTTTATAATACGTTGCTTCAGCAGTTGTCCTCCCAAACCCCGTAGCTCCGTAGAGTGGGGCGAACGTATGGGCTTTTGCTTCCTGCCTACTAATTTTTTGACCACCTTCAGTAATAACTTTGGCAGTGTAACTGTGAACATCGAAACCATTTTCTATCTCCTTTATTGCTATTTTATCTTGTGATAAGTAGGCTGCAGTTCTAAACTCTAATTGAGCAAAGTCTGCTTCAAGTATCTTACCACCTTCCCATCGTGATACAAACACACGTTTAACAGGAAACGTACCACCTCTTGGCATGTTTTGCATGTTAGGGTCTGCTCCACTAAATCTGCCTGTTGCTGTTCTATGTTGTAGTAATCTAACATGCAACTTGTCATCAGGTTTTGTGTATATTCGTATTCCGTCTACGAAAGATGACAAGTATGTATCAAGTGCAGATAGTCTCTGTAAGTCGGTTAAGAATACTACAGCATCCTCCATATTATTTTTTCTTGCGACACTACGCAACGTATCTAAATAAGTTTTGTTAATTGTAAATCCATTTGCACTTACCCATTTAGCATTGGGTGCTACAAACTTTAAACCTGCTACATCTCCTGTATCATTAAATAAGTAACCATGAGTATTACAATTAGTACATCTACTAGTTCTAGCATATAAACTACCATCTTTTCTTACTTTTCTTATGTATCCCTCTCCATTACAGACACTACATTTTACAGCTTTTGTTTTTCTTATAATCTTTGAATATGTTTTTACAGTATCTTTGTACTGTAGCTCAGGCATGTAAGGTGTAAAATTATTTGCCCACATAGATTTGTCTAATGGCTTTCTGCTATAAATTACCCACGACATTTGTTCAGGACTATTTAAATTTATAGGTGTGTCACCCATAAGATATCTTACCTGTTTGTTTAATCTATTTTCTACTTCTGTCTTTTCATTTTCAAATTGTTTCTTAACTTCATCAAGTTTATCTAAGTCAACAGAGAAACCATTCCTGTATATCTTTGCTAGTATAACACATACATCATTTGTAAGGTTTACTGTATTTAACAAAGGTTTATTTTTATCTTTTCTTAATCTGCTAGTTATAGATTGATATAAATCTCGTGTAGCAAATAAGTCTGCCTTTAAATATTCTGATAATTCATCTCTAGGTATCTCATCTACTTCCATGCCCTTTGCAAAGTATTCTTTAAGTGTGTCTTGTTTCTTTGTATCTAAGTCGTATCTTTCGGCACAAGCCTCTAAAGATAGAGGTTGTTTAACACCTCTTTGTAATATATACTCGCCCAGCATAGTATCAAATACATCTTTATCATATTTAAAACCACACTCCCAAAGCCACATTAAATCATAAGCTATATTATGTCCTATAAGACATGTTGTTTTGTCTAATGTTTCCTGTATATCATTTGGCTCATTTGTATCTATACTATATAATTTATAGTCACCGTCTTCTTTTAAGTAACCTACCATGACCAATTTGTTTAATGGTTCAAATGGGTCAAGATGCATTTTACCATCTTTTTTTGTAACTGTATTTTCTACATCTAATATTAATTTCATACTTCATATCTTCCTACTTGGTAATTCAAATTACAGTGAACGACACCATGCCATCCTGTAAGTTTATTCTTTACCACATTTAAATGCCTTTGTAAATCCTCTTCTGTTTCATCTTGTCTTGGTGGGTTTTTAGCAATTAAAATCATTAGGTCGGCTTCTGCAGCCTTACCTGTTCTACTACCTTCCATCATACTTTGATTTAACAACACCTTACCTTCTGCATCTGCAGATAGCTGTGACATATAAAACATTGCACACTTGTGTTCTTTTGCAATCATACGAGCATGCACTGCATTAGCTTTTAGTGCTTCATCAGTTCTTGCAAACCCACCTGTACGTGCAAACTTATCACCCATATCAAGTATTACAATGTCAGGACTATATGACTTACACACACTCTCAACCCACGACATGTCTCTACCTGTAGCATCTTTAATCTTTATGTTTTGTTTTATAGGCTCATACAAATCCCTAGCTTTAATTGGGTTATCTCTAACTTCTTTCATAGTCATGCCTGTCGCTGCTGTCAGGTATCTAGCACCAACTCTGTGACTTCCCTCTTCATTACACAAGATAATGCAACTTGCACCCTGTTGTGCCAAACCATTAGGACCTGCCAACAAACTTGCATGGAAAGAAGTCTTACCTGTATTAGGTCTAGCTCCTATCTCAATCAAGTGTCCTGAGTTAATGCCTTCCACCTGTCTTGTTAGTGCAGGTACATTGAAAGACCAACGTGCTTCTAAATCGTTTTTAGCTAGTAATGTTTCTATATCCATATCATCCCACTCCACATTTAAATTAGGTGTAAAATCATCTCCGTACATCTCTAGTATATTACGGATAGGTTCAAGGCTTGAGTGTGAGCCATTTACATAGTCAAACCCTATGTTTGCAATATCTTCTCCTACAATTTGCTGAAACAACTTTGACAACACTTCCTGTGCTACATCACCCCCAAGAGGCTGTTCATTCTTTATCTGCCTAAACAAAGAACTGTAGGCTTGCTTCTGTGCTGTTGTCATTGATGGATTGCTAGACATAAACAGTGCTTCAATCTCATCAGGTGTTACAGACCTTTCATATCTACTCATGGCTATGTCAATAGACTTTTTTATTTTACGAGTATCTTTACTGAATAGTCTGTCAGGACACTTAGCTCCACGATGGTCATCATAAAACTCTTTATCCATTAAACTTCTTATTAATCCTAATTCCATAACTGTGTCTCCTTTGGGGTTAATTCATACAAATTCTGTATATCTAATTCATTTCTGTATTTTAAGTCATCTTTTAGTTTTAGTATCTTAACGTCTTTTACATGTGAACGTAGCTCTTTAGCAAAAGAAATAGTCTTGGGTAATGCGTCAGGGTCTAGTGCTATGATAGTAGTCGAGAACTGCGACAGGAATTTTTTGTGTGAGTCAGTTAACGATGTACCCAACACAGCTACCCCAACATATACATCACTACCCACAACTCCTGCACTGATGCAATCCTCGACTACAATTGCGATACTACCACATCCAAATGAATAAGGCAAGTCTGAATTACCATAGCGTTTCCACTTTGGTATTTTATTAAATATAGACCTGCCAGTAGCATCGACAACTTTGCCATCCTTCTTGATAGGAAAGACAACCCTGTGTTCTTTTACATCATAAAATAAATCAAGTGCCTGTGAGTCAAGACCCCACTTATTACACCAATCGTCTATTTCACTTCTGCCATTATGTGATACTACATATTCAGGTAACTCAAAATTACTCACAACTTGTGAGCTTTTTTTGTTTTGAATATCACGTATCTCATCTACAGATAGATGTACTCTTGTGTTACCACGTACAGAGCAAGATGCCTTGTAGCAGTTCCACAACAAAGAACCCATATTGTTTGTTACAGAAAATGTTTTGTAAGATTTACACACAGGACAACTTAATCTACGTGTATCTCCATTCTCTACATTTAACTGTTTAACATATTCATATATATTATACATATTATATATTATAACCTTTCCTTGTCGGCATTTGATATGCTTATATCATGGTTTAATTCATCCGTCAACCCCCTACGCATTTCACATGCTAAATTAGCACTTTTATAGGTATTTTTTAGGTAAGGTTTAACACTTTGTGGGTTAGCATGTCCTGTAACTGACATAATATTACCCATAGACACACCTGCATCTACCATCTCAACTGTTCCTGTTCTACGTAAGTCAGATAATCGTAGCTCATTAGAAAGCCCAGCATCGTTCATAACTTTTCTAGCTAGTCTAGGTAGCTTATACATGCAATAGGGTATGTAAGAGCCTTTATACAGCTTTGGTTGGGGTGCTACATACTTCTGAAACCCAAAATCTTCTTTCTGTTTTACTAACATCTCACCTAAGCCTGTAGGTATGGGTAAAAAAACCTCTGCTCTACGTTTAGATTGCTCAATATGCATTTGGTCATTATCAAAATCTAGGTTCGACCATTGCAATAAACGCATATCACCAATTCTTTGACACCATTCATATGCCATATGAGCAATTAAACCAACACTTCTTGTTTTATAATTAGAGTAGGCTTCATCTAAAAAATCAAATACATTTTTTCTTGTCCATACAATTTTTCTGCTTGGTGATGTACGTCTCTTTACATTACTAAACACATTCTGAACACAATGCTCCATATTTATGCCATGATTAACTGTAATTCTTGTTACAGACATTATGTGATTTGCAAATGGAACACCTCTATCACACCACATGTTGTATGCTAACTTTGCAAGTCTTGTGGTAAGACTAGACAGCTTATAACTGCCTAGCCTTTTGTCATTACCTACAGAAGTGTCTAACATTATATTTAAAAAGTATTTATATTTTGCTTTAGTTTCTTCTCGTAAGTTATTGTATTCAAATGATAAATAGTAATCATCTACTAGTTCGGTTAGCTTCATTATGCAGCCACCAATTTTTTAAATTCAGGTGTTGATATCCACTTGGATACTTCCTGCTCTCTAGACCACATAGACTGACTAACAGTATCTTTGCCTGTATTTCGTAGATTAAAACCATTCCTATCGTCTGCATATGATGCATAGTTAGTAAAGGCACTGTACAAGGCAAACACATTTCTGCCACGTTTACGAACTTCTTGTCTTACAAGTGGTATCATTTTTTCTGCCTTTCTATCTGACTTCATAATAGATGACAGGTACTCTTTCCAAGACTTTATAGAGTGCATTGGTAACTCTATGCTTGCCCATGTCTGTAGCTTTTTTGTTTGGTCATAGAAGTCTACACTACTTTGATTAAGCTCCTGTATAAATCTATCCATGCAAAAATTAGATGTGTTCTTACGTCTAACCTTGTCATACTCTCCTGTAATCATTCCGTTTGTACAGAAGAAGTCGATAGCTCCAAAGAATACTTGATTAGAACACGACCCATCAACACCATGTAGGGCAATAACTCTCTGTCCTATCTTGGTCTCATGTTTATCTGTAGCTATAGTGCTACTTACATTTGGTAATGTCATGTCCATTATAGCCCATGCATTATTTCTAGCACTACCCCACTTTACAGTAGAGCCTGACATAGCATCAGGGATATTTTCAACCATAGTGTTTTGTACACCATCAAAGAATTGTTTATGCGAAGCACATCTAAAGCCACTGCCTACGACATTTAAGTAGTCACCTGTCTTCTCATTAATGACATACTTTTTGTCAGGAACTTTTGAAGGTTCAAAGTCTACTGTAAAATTTAAGTTTTCAGGTAGCTCGTGTATTTCTGTTGGTATAATATCAAATGGCATAAAAGCCTCCTTTCTAAATTACTCACAACTTGTGAGGTTTTTGTTAAGTGATATTGTGTTATATCATATATATTTTATTTGTCAAATTAATTTACTTTCCACATTGGCTGCCAAGCCCTATCATCAGAACTTAGTACATAATCACCCCAATGATTAGGTGTATCATCCTCATTTTTTTGTGGTGCAAATTGTAAAGAACTATGTAGCTCGTGTATAAGGTCTTCTAAAACTCTGACTTGAGACAATGTAACATCTTTTGTTTCTTCTATATCTCTAACCATAGTCTGTAGTTTGTTGTGATAATTAAGAAACACTCTCCTTGTACCACCTGCTACGATAACATCTTCACTGTTCATATTTACTTTAAATGGACTATCTTTTTTCTTTGTCATTATCTTTCTCCTTCTTTCTGTTGTATGAGCCTTTGCCCTTTTTAGGCTTGACTGCATAAGTTGCATATTTTCTTCGTGACATAGCTACTGCCCTAGCTATTGGGTTGATAAGTTTATTTATCATTTCTTTTCATCTATGTATACACGCATACACTTTGCTCTGTCAAGTGGTACTTCACGTTCAAATGTTTTCCATGTTTCACCATTCTCCATTTTGTCATG